CGTTACCTGTTTTGGCACGGAATTGGTATACAGAACCATCGGTAGTTACATTACGGCTAACACCACGCAATGGGTTCATTAAACGCAACTTGTGGAATACAGGATCATAAGCGGTACGACCACCCACATTGTAACCACCGCCGTAACCAGCAGGATTACCAATTTGTGAACCATCTTCCTTCAAGTAGGCAGAATATTCAGATTCATCAGCAAACATTTCAAATTCTTTGTTTAATGAACCTTTTTTAACCATCTTAGCCAATTGCTCAACAACTTTGCGATTTACATCTTGACGAATGGTTTTTGCCATTGGGCGTGCAATTTCAGGAGCTTGAATAGCGGATACTTTTGCTTCTAAGGCAACAAACTTTTCAGTCATTTCTGTCTTAGCGGCTTCAACTGCGGCAACTGCCTCAGCCTTAACTTCTTCTACTTTAGCAACCGTTTGTGTTTCGATTGCATCAAGTTTTTCGTTGATCTGTTCAATCATGATTTTTCCTTATTTGATGCGTTTAGTTAATGCTTTTACCAATTCCCTATGCTCTAACGCTTTAAGAATAGTATCAGCTTCATTTACCACCGCTTCCAATTCACTTGGTTGTGGGGTTTCTTTAACAATTTCCTTGTTTGCATCACGCAATTCAAGAATCTTTTTAAAGACGGAAGATGCGGTGGTCGCACCCTTCTTGGAAAGACCTGCCTCACGCAAGGCTTCCTCAACTATGCGAGGATTCAAATGCCCTTCGGCATCAAAACACTCTAATTTCTGAATTTCGGCGGCTGGATTATTTGGGAACATTACAACGGATACTTCACGCAAGCCACCTTTAGTAATTTGGAAGTAGGCTTCATCTTCCTCGTCATCATCTACTTCATCGCCAGCTTCATTAACAAAACGGGCTTCTTCTGCGTATGCGCCTACTGATACACCACCAAACAAGTTAGGTGATGATTTTAAAACTTCGTAAATATCTGATCCTGCGGTGGTATTCATAAATAATTCACCACAAGCAACTAAACCTGTTTTGTCAAAAGTGAATTCATTCCATTGACCAATAGGCATACCCATATCATTATGGTTTAAAAACATTGGCAAAGGTTTACCAGCTTCGGTGAAGGAATTTGCCCACTCCATAAACCCTTCGGGCTGGTAATTGAATTTTCTCCCGTCTGCGCCCTCTCTAGCACCCCAAGAAGTTACACGGGCTTCAATTTTCCCGCTTGGTGCTCCGTTTTTTGAGGATTGGTTTAGGCTTAGCTTTGCTTCGCACAGGAAATTCAGGTTCTGATTCATTGATAATCCCATTTCTGATAGATTGATTATTGTCAGTTATTGTATTACGGGATTTTGTCTTTGTTGGCAGTTTAACATTATTTTTTACTAACTGATAACCTAAAACGCCAATTATTTTGTTAATTGTGTCCATTATTTCTTCCCAATGTTCATTTTACTTTTCTGATTACCGCCTCCGCCACCCGTGTCCTGTGGGGAACTTCCGGGTAATGCTTGAACTTTAGCAGTTTTTTGTCCTACTGGCACATTATCAGAGGAAATAGCTTGAGCATTTACAGATAAAAGCTCATCAGCTCCATCCATTTTTGGCATATTCATATATTCACGGGCTTCATTTGGAGTCATAATGCCACCAGCCACACCAGCGTTTACAAAATTCATCTGATCTAAAGCGGCTCCTTTTAGGAAGTCTTTAGTATCAAAACGGATACAAAGGTTTGGATAACCTTTTAATAATCCCATTTTAAACTTTTGCTCAATAGCAATAATCATTGGATACATGGTGGTTTTATAAAACTCATCCAATAAAGTCTGAGTATTATTAAATTTACCGACATCCAAGCCAAGCATTTGCGGTGGCACGCCAAATAAGGCACATATACGCTTGGTAGTTTGCTCTTTTAAGCGGGCGCAATCTGCATCTTGGAGAGTTAGCATTTTCAACGGCTCATATTTCATGCCGTTATCTAACATAATGGATTGCCCAGGCTTACTCAAATCTGTGGGCTTTGAACCTGTCATGGAGGACCAAGCCTCTTTCAGCCGTGCGGCAATTTCTTTGTATTTGGCGTCAGGAATAACTTGATCGGTAACAAACATACCGCTAGGTTTTGCTCCGTTTTGCATTACATAGTTAGCATATAGATCAATATCCTGATCTAAAGCCACTAATTCTGTTGCCAAAATACCTTTATTGAAACCTGCGGAGCCTTGCCAAGCGGCTTCTGAAATATGAATTACTTGGTGCGCATCTAATGGCTCATCACGATTAAAGCCATAGGAAGGTGTAGATAAGCGATAAGTAGGATAGCGGGCAGGATTTAACTGGGTTGTAATTAAAGTCGAATCTAGGTTATATAACTCTATTGGGGTTTGATTTGGGTCTTTTTGGTCTTTACGATATAACAAGGTAAATACTTCACCCGATAGGAGATACCACATTACCCATTGATACCAAAACTCATACTGGGACTGAAAGTTGTTAGGCTCTTGCAGGAGAGTTAATACTTGCTTTGCTTTGGCTTTATCACGGCTACCAGCTTTATCTGATTGGAGAGCATCTACAAAAGTGCCTACATCCTCTTTGTATGCAATATATAGCGAACATTGGGAAAGGGCTCTAGCAATAACGCCTACGCAAGACATAATGGTGCTGTTTCGGGTAAGAACCGACATATCCACAATACGACCAGCGTTGGTCGTTGAGCTTGTGGTTACATAAAGGAGTTGGAAATTAGCTCCACCTTTGCCGTCTTGGGCTTGGCGGACAATTTGGTTACCTAATTGGGTCTGTCCAAAAAGCGTATTGTTCTCTTTGACAACCTGATTTTTCCTGCTGAAAATGTCTAGGATTCCCATTTTTTTCCTCGTTTTCCCGCCATTTTATATCAGAAAATCCTCAAACCAAAACTATTTGATACATAAGGATTATCCAAGCTACAATGCGCCGCAATAATCATAGCAATAATACCATCAACCTTTGCCGCCTTGTCTGCTTCGTTTTTCCTGATCTTAATATTGCCGTTTACATCCTCATAAACTTCACAGTTACCTAATTGCCAGCCGAGGAATGGGTTACCATTATGGCGTATTTGGTGATTTAGGATCAATTTCTCTACATATTTGGAAGGATTATTAAGCACAGCCATACCTTGACCAACCTTTTTTACAGGAATCCCAACATCATGCAATCTAGCCACAAGGGAAGCGGCATTATAAGCATCATATCCAACTTCTTTTACATCATACTTTTCGCATTGGTGTTTAATGAAGTCGCTGATCTCCCGATCATCCATTACATTACCTTCGGTAAGTTTTAGGATTCCAGTATTAACTGCCATGCGGAATATATCTGCGTAGTGTTTGGGGATAAGCTCCAAACCAGCTTCAGGTAGGAAGAATTGAAATTCTGCTTCATAATCTAGCTCTCCATAGCGTTTTAAGGTGCATACCGCATTTAAATCTCGGGTGGCGGCTAAGTCAAATCCTATAAATACGGCTTCGGGTGTTCTTTCATCTGCTACAATAAATTTACTATCATCCCAGTATTTGCGATCTATCCAAGCGGAGTTAGCACTAACAAATATGTTAAGTGTCTTACATAGGAACTCATTAAGTGCGGCTGGTTTATTCTTTGCCTCCTCGGCTCTTTGAGCTATCGCCTCGGAGAACACGCTTATACCGTGCATTGGGTTAGCCTTAGCCCAAATTATAGGGTCTTTCCATTCATCCTGTGGATAAAGTCCGTATAGCAAGCCAAACCACTTAGGATTATCCTCAGCCTCTCCGAAAATCATGGATTGGAATAAGGATTAATCCTCATAAAACTTGGTCTCCTTAGTAAAGCTGGCTGTTGTAATATAGATTCGCAAGGGATTCTTCCGTGCCACCATACCTGAATGGAGAACTTCGATGGAGTTCCTATCTAGAATTTGAGCGGCTTCATCAATAATTACGCAAGAAGGATTCTTTCCGTCTCCAGTCTTTTTGGTATCCCTAGATAGGGCTTTGAACATGGATTGGGTATCGCCTACCTTTTTAATCTCATATTTATTAACAATAAACAAAGAGGTAAGAGCGGTCGGCATATTTTCTATGAAGCCTTTAGCGGCATCAAACACAATGGTAGCCTGCTCTCGGTTGGTTGCTAAGGTAAATACCTCTGCGCCAGCTTCTCCGCATAGGAGTTCATAAAGTGCTATTACAGCCGTTAATGTGGATTTTCCTGCCTTCCGTGGAATAAACAGTATCACATCGGAAACCATGCGTTTTTCTTGGTCTTTTTTGCTTCTAAAGCCGTATATGGCGTTTATAAGGAGAATTTGGAATGGCTCAAGAATAATGGGCTTTCCAGCATCAGGACCTTTGGTGTGTTTTAAAGTGTCGGCAAAGTCCAGCACATGCTGAGGGAATCGGCTGTCATATACCCATTCCCATTCCTTGTTTTCCAATTGGTTTATAAAACGCTGACAGGCTAGACGGACATCCCTGCAAACATTTATATCGCCCTTAATTACGGAGTGGGCGTAGGTAACGCCATCTTCCCATTTCATTTGACTTTTAAGGCTAATTTGATTGAATAAGCTATTTCTTCCCATGTTCCTCTAGGAAGTATTACAGCAACCAGTTCCTGTTGCTCCTTTATTTCTTTGAACACCTTGCGGAGATATTCATCTTGAGCCTGTTGCTCCTTTTTAGACCTTTTTAATTTCATTGTGCCATTGGTCCTCTAAGGAACTTTGCTACGGCGGAATTATCCTCGGGTTTACCCGAATTAAGTCTGCCTCTAGGGGTTAATCCTAATTCATTCATCAATTGGATGCAATTCTTGAGGGCTTTACCCCTTTCAATAAGGAACGGATTGCTACCAAGATTAGCACCATTGTTAAAGCGTATAACAATTCCCCCCTTTTTAATCCCTTTGCAACATTCAATGTAGGTATCAATTTCATTAGCCAGCATCGCAAGAGTGTGTTTATCTTGTTCGTTTCCGATACCGTAAACGGAGTGAAGGAACTCAGCGGTCTCCGAGATGAATGTTTCCTTATTCCATTCCTCATAATTGTTGAGCCACTCCGCTTGTGGGATGCGTTTCTTGATTGCCTGTGGCAAATCCACTGGCGTTGTTGTTCTTGGTTTTGTTCCATCAATTATGTGAAGCTCTGGTGGTTTTTTGTTCATTTGTGGAATATTACAGTCTTGACCCCCCACAAGTCAAATTACATCGTAGAAATTTCGA